GATTCCAAGGGATTATGGAGAAAGCTGAGTTTGCTACTGCTGTTGTTACTGGATTCTTTAAGTCGGTTACTGGAAATGCCACCGACGCACTTAAGGCAGTCATAGATTTTGGCAAAGGTATTGCATCTCAAGTTGTACAAGCTTTTGCAAATCTTGGCTCAGTTATCCACGAAAAACTAACAAACATATACAACGCATTGCCTGAGCCTTTAAAAACGCTTGTTGATATGGCGATTGGAGCAGCAAACGCTGTTGGTAGTTTTGTATCGGGAGCAGCCTCTAATGTTGTGAATACGGTGGGCAAAGGAGTCAACGCCTTAGCAATAGCTGGTGGTTTTGGGCAAGATCAGCCAATAAGTAGTGATGGCACCTCGCCAGCGGCCAACGCTATTCAAAAAACTGGTGCGCAGTTAGGCGGCAACAAAGAAACAAAGCAACAAAAGGAAAAAGTAAAAATGACGCAGGAGGAGTTTAACCTGCGCCAAGCGATCCGCGATGCAAAGCTTACTGAGGGCAAGGTTGATGACGTAAACGCAAAATTTGCACTTAAGCAATTTCAAATTGGTCAGCAATTTAATGACGATGTGCTTGCGCAAAAGAGTGCCTTGCTTGACGCTGAGTTGAGCAAAAACCAAGAGCTACAGCAGATTGAGCAAGACCGGCTAGACGCGGCTGAAAAGGCTGCAAAAGAATTAGCAGACAGACAGCAAAAAGCACTTGAAGCCGATCCAATGTTTCAGATGAAGCAGAAGATGGAAGAATTGCTTGACGTGCAGAACCAAGTAGCAGCAGGTGCCACCGTTATTGGTAACGCATTTGGCAGTGCATTTAAAAGCGTAATTAACGGCAGCAAATCTGCAGAAGATGCACTGAAAGACATGTTGGCAGCAACGGCTGAGCACTTTTTAGATATGGCAGCTCAGATCATTGCGCAACAGCTAACAATGATTTTGTACGGCACGATCATGAAAGCTCTTGGCATTTCTGGTGGTGGAAATATGGGCGGAGACAACTTTTTTGATCCTTTGACTGGCAAGGGTGTTGCTGGACCAAACTTTGGTTTGGCAGAAGGCGGATATGTTTCAAGCCCAACCAACGCTTTGATTGGTGAAGGTGGTGAGCCTGAATATGTCATTCCCGAATCTAAAATGCGCACAGCAATGTCGCGTTATTCACGCGGCAGCCGTGGTGGTTCTGTTATTGCAGAATCCGGTGCAGTTGAAGCAACAGAAGGAGGAGGCGGAACTGCTGTTGCCGCTCCAATCGATGTTCGCTACACAGTGGAGCGGATCAATAGCGTTGATTACGTGACTGCTGATCAGTTCCAGGTTGGAATGCAGCAAGCTGCACAGCAGGGTGCTAAACAGGGTGAACAGCAAACCCTGAAGCGTTTACAGATGAGTGGCAGTACACGTAAGAGGATTGGAATATGAGCCAATACGCTTTAGGCCATGTCGTAAGGATTAATGCCATAGGCAAAGACGGACTATTGACTCAGTTTAAATTTCAGAACTTTTTTATTAACAAAGAAATGACATTTGACAATAATCAATATGGGTTCGTGCCTTTCGGTTTTTCTGGCGTAACAGTCAATAGGACCGGCGATGGACTCGAAGCAACGATTGTTTTTCCTAATAACAAGTTGACTCGTGGTTGGGCCGTTACTTCTATCAGGGATCATTATGTCATGCAAGTAGACGTGCTTATTGTTGATTCAAGTTCAGAGACTGGATCGCACACTCGCGTGCATGGCTATACCGGACAAGTCGTTGGCGGCAATTGGGACAACGTGTCTTTAAATTTACAGCTCAGCTCAGTGTTAGATGCTGTTGGTACGGATGTTCCAAGGCGCTCATTAACGCGCAAGTTAGTTGGTAATTTGCCTGTATCTAACAATGTCCGACTGCAGTGATCTAATTGGGATGCCGTATCGGCTTGGTGCTAACGGTAGTGATGGCCATATTGACTGCATTCATCTTTGCTATCGGGCGTTGGAGCGTATGGGTATTGACGCGCCACCTTTTAAGCAAAGCTGGTATCAGGCAAGTAAGTGGGATGTATGCCGGGATCTAATGCGGTGGGGTTTGCGAGTTGAAAAGCCTGCGTATGATGGGGACATTCTGCTGCTACCGCAGCAATCCTGGGCATTCGCAGTCACATGGCAAAAAGGGATTCTGTATATAGGCCCGATGACGCAAAAGGTGCAGTGGTCTTCGGTTCGAGCATTTACGACGTTCCACTGCTTCCGTACGAAAGGCAGCTAATTGCAACGATTGGGATAACTGAAGAAGAGTATCGAGCATTTACAGCTGAAGCAAGAAGGCGTGGAGCGGTAAGACCAGCGGCGTATAACCATATTCCTGATGTTCAAGCAGGAGAGCCAGCAACAACCGCAATTTTGGTCAATTTAGCCATCAGCCTTGTGCTGACTGGTGTTTCATATTTGCTGACACCAAAGCCAAAGATGCCTGCTGCTCAAAAGCAAGGCGGCATTATTGATCTTGGCAGTGTTACAGGAGCAAGCCGTTTTACCCCGTCACGCGGCTTTGAAACGCTTGCGGAGCTTGCGGATTATGCGTCACCTATTCCGCTGATTTTTGGTCTTTACAAGGATGACATTGGCGGAATGCTGATTACGCCAAAGCTGATTTGGTCACGCATGTTTAGCCATGGAACGATGCAACGCGCCAAACTTATGTTTGTCGTTGGTGAGCAAGGCGTTGGCAATGCAGGCATTCAACCGCCTGAACTTGAGGGTATTTTTCTTGGCAACAATGCGCTTGATGCGGTATTCAACGATTTATTTGCGTTTTACTGGCACGCAGATAGCAGCGAACAGTTTCGCATTCGTGGAACTGATAAAAAGTATGGTACGAGGGGAAAAGCTCACAGGGGAGACCCTGACGTACCAAACGACGATAGTGACGCTTTTGCTTTTCCATTATCTGATATTGATAAAGAGCCTTCAGAAATTTTCTGTCATGCTTTTACCCCTGCAAATAGCACAACATTTGGAGTCTATGGAGCTATTGCCAACGGCACACATTATCGAGTCAACTACCAACTAATTTCTATTCCTAAGGTTGACGATAAGAAAGCAATGGCAATCAGAACTTTGGAGCGCATCAAGATTGTTGGAGACTCTGGAGTTAAATCAGGTGATAACGATAAAACATTGCAAGAAGAGGATATAGAGCCGGGCGATGCTGGTAAAGATCGTTTAAACGAGATTCGCAAAAAAGGGAATCATGCAGGCGCAGGTCGAAATTACAGTCCACGAATGGGGATAGTTAGTTTTAACGGTGATGCTGTACCGTCTGGTCAGCACAGAAAAACGTTCGACAATGTCAAAGTTGGCGACAGAGCCGAATTCGTTATTCGCAATACTTCTATAAGTCCAGGTTTTTACAGAAAAAATGGCAGAGGTGCATCTGTTGATGATATCAATTCTACGGTGGAGTCTTTTCAAGTCGAAGCTGATTCTGCAATGCAGGTTGGTGAACATTTTGAAATTGGCGGTTGCATTTGGAAAGTAGTTTCAAGAAGCTTGGCGATGTTTGATCCGCTTGAAGGACCTAGAAGAAACCAAAACATCACTCTTGAATGTGTTGACATTTTGCTGTCTAAAAGCAAAAAAATTGGCGTTGTAAGTGAATCTTTAGTTGTAAATCCAAGCACTGAATTCATAGGAGACAGTGCTGTTGGCGAAACAAGCAAAGGTATTGGAGAAACGTTTTACCCTTTAACTCAAGTTGAGATTGCAACAGTCAAAAATAATCGACCTTCAGTTGCTACTGAGATTGGCTTAAAAAGCACTGTTTTTCAGCGGCTAAATGGTTTGTGTAATTTTCAAAGTTTGCCTACTCCTACAGAGTTAAACGATGCTGAAGAGGATGAAATTCAAATGAACAGCGGATCGATTTCTGCGAGTATTTTGCGTTCGTCCATATTTAGAATTTTCATGAGAGACGTGAACAGCGATATTACCGACTTTATTGCGCTGCCTCAATTTTTTGTGGTACGGGGGCAAACGCCAGTTGCTCAGTACAACTATATTAGATTTACAAGTGATAAAGCGCGTCAACTTGAATACAAATTTGTACCTTTTTCGGGTTCAGAGTTTGCAAAATTACCTGATAACACCACTCCAGAGTTTATTGTACTGTCTCAATCAATTTCAACAGATCAAAACGAAAAAGGAGCTGGTAATTTTGTTGAATTTAGTGAACCAATCCCAGGCATAGGCATAATTAAAGTTCAAGTAACTGGACAAAGAATTTTTGGCAAAACAACGTTTAAGTCAAATAAAGAATTTACCAGAGGTGCTCAAACCATAGCTGCAGAAAAAACGCTTTCATATCCAGCGGCTGCTGCTTTCGTAACTGCTACTCCTGAGCCTGAAGTTGGCAAAATTGCAGAAATAGGAAGTCAACTTAAAAAAGAGGAAAACCTTGGTGATTCTGGAATTACTAAAGGCAAGATAGCGGCTTTTTTCTATGAAGTTGCAGGCAGTGCTGACAGCCATTTAGCCCGTGTAGGGGCAAACGCAATATTTAAAAGCGTAGAATATATTGAAGGAAGTCACGCAAAATGGTTGCATTTACAATGGACAGTGCGGAAAATAAACGCTGTGGCTTACAGTAGCGAATCAACTGCTTGGAGATTTGTTAGCGTTAAAGTTATTGGCAGCGGCGGAGGCTTTAGCAAAAACCAGAAAATTGAAGTCAAAAGAGGTAGCGAAGCGACAAATGTTGTCAGCGGGCAAGCTGCGTATTCCACTAACCCTAACTCCGAAAACTACAATCCTTTTGCAGAAAACAATCCCGATGGGACTTTGCGCTTTTCGGGAATGCGCTTAAAGATTGATGGAGTCACAAAAGACGTGACTTTAGGCGCAAGATCTCAAGCGTGGCGATATGAAATAGGTTTTGGTGCGGTAGATGTGCCGCCTGGCGATACCAAAAAAATTACAAGGACTTTTACTGAAGGCAGCAAAAGTATTAGGGTTAAGCTGGAGTCTGCGGTTGTAAAGTTTGCTGATACTGACACCAAGGGCACAATAGTTGGCAATGAATTTGGCTGGTCGAACGCAAGAGTTATTGAAGTTATTGAAAACGATTCTACGTCAAAAACTTGGAATATAGATGAAACTTTTAGTTCCAGAAGAGCCGTAAGCTCTGATAACCCTTTTAAGGCAGGCTATAGCCACGTTGGCGCAACGTATAAAATTACAGACGTTAGTTACGAAAGCACTGAACCAGCAACGTTCGAAGCTGAGTTGTTTTTTGCAGAGCAAACACAAATTGCAGACATTAGTGCTTATCGTGGCTTTGTTGAAAAATCAAACAGCACAAGTCCCGAGCATGAGATTGTCTACATAAATGAAGCGCAAGTAAATGACGATAAGGCCAACATGTTAGATCTTACTATTGCTGGTTTATCTTTAAAGGCAAGTCGTAGTTTTACGGCTCTTGATCAATTGCGTTGTTGGCTTGGCAGTGGGTTGCCTGTGGAGCGGTTGCATCCAGCTCCAAGAAGAGCTTATGGAGATTCAAATACTGTCGGACCAAGCAATTTATTTACTGATCTGGTCTATTTTTTGCTTACAGACCAACGGGCTGGCGGAGGTGGGTTGCTTGGAATAGATGGACAGAATCATTACTTGGTAGAGAAACAGGACCTAGTGAATACATCTAAATTTCTTGAAGCTCAAAAATTATTCTTCAACGGCCCGATTGTGGAGCGGACCAATCTGCGTCAATTTATTAGCGAACTTGCACCGTATTTTCTGTGTAATTTTATTATTTCT